GTCATCGACTATGATGCCAATGCAGAGGTGCCAACCAAGGTGGAACTCATCAGCATCGACACTGAGATTGACCTCGCTCCATTCGTAACGAATCCAGGCACACCCGTCTCACCACCAATCACTGCCTCATCCCATGACACAAATCTTGCCACACGATCAGTGGAAGCAAATGTCAACCTCTCAGGAATGGATGTCATCGTGCGTGGTGAGGGCAACAACATCGGTGATGGTCTGCGTGGCTTGGTCATCGGTGACAATAAGACACTCCAGGAGGATGGCATCATCACACCTCGCATCAACGGAGCAGCTGCTGTGGCGCAGACTTATGTGGCGTTACTAACGCAGAGCGGTACTGCTGCACCCACTGCTTCTGTATTGGCTGAGAACATCGGAATAATTACCTGGACTCGCACAGCTGTTGGTCAATATCTCGGCACTCCTATCAGCCCATTCGATGCTCTAAACACTTTCGTCATAATCGGCAATGTAGAACATGACTACATTGCTACTGCCTACGTCAACAGCGATGGCAACATTGTGGTGCACACAACCAAAACACAGAATCATGCACACACTGATTCAAAATTATTAAACTCACCAATCGAAGTCAGAATATATGGCTAATGAAATAGAAATACCTCTCAAGCTCTCGGGTGTTCAGTCACTCAAGGCAGAGCTTGTATCACTCAAGGCTGGCATTGCTGACGCATCTGACCCAGAACAAATGGCTGCACTGGCTGCAAAGGCTGGTGAAGTGTCTGAAAAGATAAAGGATGCAAATGAGCAGTTGGCTGAAATGTCAAAGGGCTCAAGTTTAGGCAAGGTCAGTGAGGCATTCCACGACATCAAAGAAGATATCAACTCAATTGACTTTGCTGGAGCTACCAAGCAAATGGATAAATTTTCAGAGGCTTCAGCTGAATCAGCAAAAAGCCTTGATAAAGGAGCTACATTTGCGCAGAGGTATGGTGAGGAACTTCAGCCACTCACCACTCGATTGGGTGAGGCAGAGGATAGGCTATATGAGCTTGCTCTTGCTGGTGAGAAAACGTCACAAGAATATCAAGACTTGCTTGATACAGTATCGAGATACCGAAGAGTTCAGATAGAGACAGACCAGGTGGTTGATGGTGCGTCGCAAACAATGGCGCAGAAGCTCGGAGGTTCACTTGGTGGAGTGACTTCAGCCTTTGAATTGGCTCAAGGTGCAGCTGGTGCATTTGGTGCAAGTGGTGAAGCCATTGAGAAATCATTGCTCAAGGTTCAGTCAGCTGCTGCAATCGCTCAAGGATTCCAAGGAATAAAGGAAGCTATTCCTTCAATCAAAGCATTAGGTGCTTCATTCAAAGGTCTTGGTGTTACCATCATATCAAATCCAATCTTCCTGCTCGCTGCTGTAATTACCGCAATATTGGTTGCAATAGGTATTTTCTTGAAAAAAATTGGTGTACTTGATAAGATATTCAATGCCATCAATGCGGCACTGAAGCCATTGATTGATGGATTCAAGCAACTGACTGAATGGTTGGGATTGAGTACGGCTGCTTCAGATGATGCAGCAGAGAAGGTCAAAGCCAACAATGAGAAGATTGTTGCATCTTCCAAAGAGAGGGCTGAAGCACAAAGCAAATCAATCGAACAGGAGATTCAACTTGCTCAATCATTAGGCAAAGAAACGACTGACCTTGAAATTGAAAAGACCAAGGTAACGGAAAGAGAGTCCAAAAAGCGATTGAAGCAAACCGAAAAAGACCTTAAAGAATTAAAAGATAAGCGTGGTACTTTAGCCGAAGAAGAAAGAGCCAGACTCAAGAAACAACTCAAGGAAGAGAATGCACTCATCCGTCAGGCACAGATTGATCGTAAGGTCATCCTAAACAAAGCCGCCAAAGAGGATGCGGATGAAGCGAAAGAAAAGGCGGCAAAGGATGCTGAAGATGCAAAGAAAAGAGCTGAAGATGCAGCCAAGGCATACCGAGAAGGAAGAACAGCGATTCAAAAAGAGATTGCCGCAGCCAATAAGTTGGTTGTCGATTCTGGAAAGACACAACAGCAGAAAGAAATTGATGATGTCAAGGCTAAATATGATGCTCTCATCAAGGAAGCTAAAAAATATAAGCAAGATACCACTGCACTTAAAGCAGCAGAAAAGTTGGAGATTGATGCTATCAACAAAGCTGCCGCTGATGCTGAACTTGAAATACAAAAGAATCTCGCAAAGCAATTAGCTGATTTCAGAAATGAAGAGCTCGACAGAGCAGAAGCAATCCAGGAGCAAGCATATCAATCCGGACTGACTGCTCGACAAAAAGAAATTGAAGAGCGCACATACTACTACGATAACCTAATTGCTGAAGCCAACCGATATGGTGTTGACACCAAAGTATTTGAAGAGCAACGCAGAAAGGAACTCGCTGACATCAATAAGAAATTTGACGACCAAGATAAGCAAGTTGCACTTGAAAAGATAGCTCAAGAACAAGCCATCAGAGATGCCAAGATTGAGATTGCATCTTCAGTTGCTCAAGGACTTGGTGCTATTGGTGAGGCATTCATCAAGGACCAAGAGAAGCTCGAGAAATTCAACAAGGCGCAAGCACTTATACAGATAGGTATCGACACAGCCAAAGCAATCAGTTCATTGGTTGCGATGTCTCAAGCCAACCCACTCAACTCGGTAACTGCTGGTGCGGCTGGTCTTGCTCAATACGCTGCTGGTATCGTTCAGATTGTGACCAACATTGCGAAGGCGAAGTCAATATTGATGAACCCAACCAACACATCTGCGGCATCTGCTGGAGGAGGTGGTGGAACAAGCAGCAGCGCAAGCGCAAGCTCATCCGTTCCATCATTCGTACCTGGTAACCTATTCGGTCAAGGCAACGCAGCGAACAACGTAACCGCACCAACTGGCATGGAGTCAGGTCAGAATATCACTGTCACTGCTGTGGTGAGTGAGACAGAAATCACAGCCACGCAGAACAAGGTCAACAAAATCATGAAAAATTCAGTATTATGATAAGCTATCAAGCACTCGTCAACGAAATCATTGCATTCTACAACGCCCATCTTCAAGTCAAAAAGGTAGGCTCTGACTTCAAGGAGCAGCTCTTCAACTTCGCCACCAAGGATGAGAAGTATCCGATTGTGTACATCGTGCCAGTGGATGCGATACCAACCGAGAACACCAATGACTTCACGCTTGAGATTTACTGCTTCGACATCATCCAAAAGGACCGTGCAAATATCAATGTCATCTTGAGTGACTGCCATCAGATTCTCATGGACTTGTATTTGAACTATACTTTCAATCTTGATGATCGTGATTTTGATGTGGTCGGCTTCCCAGCTCTCGTGCCGCTCAACAATGACCTCCTCGACTACGCTGCTGGATGGTTGATGAACATCACATTCACCATGGATTCATGGACCGACTGCCAGATTCCTAAACAAATCGGTGACTAAATGCAATATAAGTAATGGCACGTTACGCAGACACTGGAGAATACAACTTCAAATATCCTTTGAGAAGGCGAGTCGCCAATACTCTCAAGAAAGTTATCAAGGATGAGGCACTCATCGACACTGGTACGCTTTACGATTCTGTGCGTATTAACGCCAAGGTGAGCACCGAGGGCAATCTACGCATTCAGATTCTTGCTGCCTACTATTTTGGCTACCTAAACAATGGCACGGCAACCATCGCTCCATTCGATTTGGTGCAGAAATTCAACAACGCACTTGAGATGAATGGATTGATTGCTGAAATGTACGGAATGTATGTGGCTGACTTGGCGCAGAAGTTCCCAATCCTTGAGCTTGGTAATTTGTTACGCAAGAAACCGAAAGTAATCTATGACTTTGAGCCGCTATTCGGTGAATTCAACTACTCACTGGACTACTAAATCTCCAGCTCTTTTCTCATCGCCAAGAAATTAAACACAAGCACGAGCTTCATGTTGATGACTTGGTCGTATTTGGTGAGGTCACCGTTGCACATCGACCAGATAAGCTGCTCCCATCCCCATTTCTGCGATGACTTCTCACGCTCTGCTTCTTTCTTTTCTTCAGGGTCAGTGATGTCATCGATGTCATCCACCACTTGCTCGGTCATCAGATTCTTGTGGCTGGTGATGAAGTTATCTCTGAACTTAATATACTCGGTCAGCACACCATACATCTTGGTGATTGGATGCTCCAGGAAGTAATGCACTCGACTCGATGTCTTGAAATCAGTTGACTCCCATTTTGCGACAACTCCATCCTCCACGATCTCGGGAATTCGATACAACAGAGCGCAGATGTTTGGAAGATATTTGATGTAGTCGCTTGTGAAGTAGTGCTCGAGGTCGATGAACTCACCGAGAGTGAGGTCAGTCATTGGCTTGAGATAGAACTTGCCAATCCTATCGGTATACAATTTGCTCGGCTCGGTGTAGAGCCACTGAAGGTCCTTGAATATCTCGGCTACCTCTGTGATATCGAGGTCATCGAAGTCATCTGGTACGGCATCTGTGAGCGCACAGAGGATATCGATGTTGTGGTTGAATGTACCATCCTCTGCTTTGAGTTGGCGCAGCTCAATGAACTGCTCAAGACTGACTTCCTTCCACCCCTTGGGCAGTATTGGCTTGGGCATATTCAGCTATCTTCTCGGTGACAAATACAATGTAAGGAACGCAGAGCTCTGCTTTCTGTGTGCGAAATAGTTTTGCTTTGTGCTTGAGGTGAGCATCGGTGAAGTGCTCTGTGTTGGATAGGTCAGTTCGTTTGAACATGATTGCCATGATGTCACTGATGTAGTGGTTTGGCTTGGTGTTCACAATCTTCTCGATGAGCTTGGTCTCTTTCACTGACAATTTCAACTGCGCCTCATAGGTGTAGCCTTCCAACTCGATTGATGTCTGCGCCTCATTTGGTGTGTATGAATCGAGGTTGAATTCTTGCACGAGTTTGATGAACTCGCTGAATGGGTAGTCATCCCACATCTCCTCCTTGATGCCAAGATATTTGAACATCTCCACATACTTTTCGATGTTGTCGAAGTCTTGGTTGTTAAGGATTTGGCTGATTTTTTCGAACTGCTCAATGGTCAGCTCGCTCATTTTGTTAGGAATCTCCTGGTCGAATATCTGTATCATAATACTAATTTTTGAACAAAGATAAAAAAAAAGCAATATAAGCATGACCAAAGACCTTCCAATTTACAAAATCACCATCGAGGATGAATATGCCGATGGCGAGAATTTGGGAATCGAAATGATAGCATTCACGAGTTCGCCAGCCATAAAGGTTCGTGGCTTAGCTTTCAGTAGCGAGAAAAAAATGCTTTTCGCTGATGATGTGAAATATCGCATCACTGCACCAGCTATGATACCGATGGACATCTATCGCAGAGATTCTGAAGAGGGTGACTATTATGTGCAGTTCACCGCTGATGTCATTGAGAAGATTCATGCCAAGTTTATGGCTGACCTCCGCAATCGTGACATCTTCAACCTGGAGCATGACACTGATAAGAAGGTACCAGCCTACATCCTTGAAACATGGATCGTGGACAACCCAACCAAAGACAAAGCATTCAGCACATTTGGCATCGAGGTACCGGAAGGAACTCTCATGGTGACTGCTCAAGTGACTGACCCAGAGTACTACAACAAATTGGTTGAAGAGGGTCAAGTTGGTTTTTCCATCGAAGGCTTCCTTGGTCTGAAACTTTCGGAACAATTAAATCTTAATACAATGAAGTTACCTGATGGAGAGCACACCATTGAGGACAAAATCTATGTCGTGAAAGACGGCGAGGTTGTTGAAATCAAAGAGGTGGAAAAAGAACCAACTGAAGAAGTGGTTGAGGAAGAGATGTCAACTGAAGAGGTTGCAATGGAAGAAACAACAGTTGAAGAGACAACTGAAGAGTCTACCACTACCGAAGAGGAGATGGCTATCGACCCAGCAACAGACGCAGAAGCAATTCTTGCAATCGTCTTGCCAGTGATTGAGGAGCGTGAGAAGGCATTGATTGCCATCATCGCTGACCTCCGCAATCAGATGGAAGAGATGTATGCAGAGAAAGAAGAAGAGAAGGCAGAGGAGCAAATTGCCGAGGCTACAATGAGCCAAAAATTTGCCGCATTTAAGCAATTCAGTAATCAATAAAAAACAAATAAAAATGTCAAGAAAACTCCGTTTCGATTTGGATGTTGACGCATCCGCTCTATTGGCAGCGAACCCAGAGGCATTCTACTCTAAAGCATATTTGAGTGAAGAGTCTATCGCTGACAACTACCGCCTCCTTCCTGGTGTGAAGGATAAGACTAAACTTGCAACCGTGTTATTTTCACGACCGTTGCAAGCATCTAACTGCTCATTCTCGGCTCCCGATGATGACTTGAGCGCAGTTGAAATTTCGGTATGTGCGTTATCCAGCCTTGCGCAAATCTGTCAGTTTGACCTTGAGCAATCATTCCTTGCACTTCAAATGGCTAAAGGTTCAAATGGTGACTTCACTGTTGCATCTTTCATGGATTTCTACTGGAATGAATTAGCTAAAGCTATCGGTCAAAGCATCGAGCTTATCCGTTGGCAAGGTGACACAGAGAGTGTTGATACTACTTTATCTCTTTGTGATGGTTACGAAAAAATCCTTTGTGGTAATGAGGCTGTAAATGGTCTTTATGGTGGTGCAATTACATCTTCAAATGTATTGACTCAATTGGCTGCTGTATTTGCTGCTGCTCCTGCTGCAATCATCCGCAAGAAAGCTGACCTTCGCTTGTATGTTTCTACCAACGTAGCAAACGCATACGAATTGGCTGCTGCTACTGGCAACACCATGACATATGTGACTACTCCATTGGCATTGACTTACCTTGGTGTTAAAGTTGTAGCTTGTGAAGGTATGTCTGACAACACAATCGTGTTGACTTTGAAAGATAACCTCATCTACGCATTCGACGCAGAGGGTGATTCAAAAGCGTTGAAAGCTGTCAACCTTTCTGACACAGTTGCAGAGCCGTACATCCGTACTCGTGCAAACATGAAAGTTGGTTTCACTGTTGTGAATCCAAGCGAGGTTGTTATGTACAACGTTTGCTTCGACTAATCGAAAGCAACCCATATATATTTGGGGGGTGAAATTCCCCCCTATTTTTAAACTGATAAATCAAAAATTATGGCTTGTGAAGCTTTAGAAACAATTGTAAAAT